AAATGACTGTGGACAGCACCTACAAAAACTTTGAACGATCAGGTTGGAAGCATGTGGTTCGCCACCCCTGCCCCTGGGGTGTGTATCAAGGCCTGCGTAAAACTCAACGCAAGACCCGATCAGGCATTCCAGTGGTCACAGCAGACACACCGGCCAACATCATACATCGTTTGACCAGTCACGAACAGGCCTTGGAGTTGGCACAACTCAGCATTGAAGAAGAAACACCGCGAGCAAGATTTGGCTCGCTGTTCACTTGATCTGATTCATAGCCCCACTGCCGCATAAATGCCAGTTGAGCTGGCGTCCAGGCAGTTTGGAATGTGCGTTTTTCAACCCACTGTTTGGCAGCGTTGAAATAGAGAACCCGCGTGTTGGTGTGCATGCGGGTATTTATAAACGGCTAATATTATTCTGGTTTGACGCTCACACGCTCTACACCGCAGTGTGGTATCAGCAAGCTCCTACGATATTCCCAAATGCCTGGAGTGCCAGTTTTGCGTAAATGCTCACGCAAGATATATTCTCTTGGGATACGCAACACATAGAGATCTTCTGCTGTTTTGAACTTCCAACGATAGTAGTCATCTGCTGTGTTCACAGTTTCAGCCAAATAGACCTGTTGCTGTCCACTCAAGGCTCCTGTGGTGATATCCACTGTGACCTGATCCACAACGTCAATACGCCGGGTGGTTTCAAAATCCCGGTAGTTGCCCGCGGCCATGGCCAAGTTCCAATACTTGAGTTTGGGAACCTTCATACTTTCATCTCTGCTTCCAAAGCTTCACGTATGATAGCCATGGCACGCTCCTCGCCATACTCTCTTATGAGTCGTGCGATCAAGCCACGCATTCTTGCCACTTCTAACAGTCTCATGGTTTTCATCCTGTATTTAGGTTATTGTTCCAAATCTCGTATCAACAGGGCCAACTGACGTTGAGCAGCCGCAATGCGTTGTGCCTGCCCCACTGTGTAGTTGTTGCGACTGTGGATCAAACGCACTGCCTGAACAGCAGTGCGGCGTAGTTCAGCAATGTCTTGTTTGAGCACTGGGTTCATTGTTGGCACTCCAGTTCTCTTTTGAGATATTCATTGACCCAGGCTTCAGCCGCTGGCTTGGTAAAATAAAAATGTCGTTGTTTGACACAGTTATAATAGGTATTGATATAGTATGTTGTCAGTCCGGTTGGACCAACTTCTTCGTGTATCACAAGATGATCTGCTGGGTATTTCATTGCGTTTCTCCCAAATCGCGGCGAGCACGATCAATCAAATGAGCCAGCACCTGAGCCCAGGCCTTGTCAGTGTAGTGTGATTTCATGTGTTCAACGCTGTCAAAACCAGCGTCGCGAGCATAGTGCTCAATCTGTTGTTGAACAGGGTTGATCATTATTGTGCCTCCATCAAACGAACAGTTTCAATACAAGTGCGAATATAATCGCGTCGGCGTTGGATCAGATCTGGGCGATCCTTTTTCTGACCACCACTGCTCAAATACACATTGCGAAGTGGGTAAGATACACCAATCTGTCGCTTGAGATCTTGGATGGATTGTGCGAGATGTGCGTTTGCCATTTGTTGCTCCTGTGAAGCGTTGTTGCGATAATGTTAGTATAACAAAAAGGGATTTTGAGGTCAATGTAAACCCAAAGTATTACATTGACCTGTAGGGTTATTATGCTGCCTCTAACATACGAATCAGACGCATATCTAACACTTTCTCTTGTGCCTGTGGTTGCCAGTAATCACGAATCTTCTTAACATCAGGAAAATCATTGGTTTTCCAACGCTCGTTGTTCATCATTTTCAGCGTCATTGACGTCTTGTAAGCGGCGTATTGCTGATCAGTGATTGCCTCAGCCGCTAACAAAGTTTCAGCCATCCATTGATCGCGGCCCAAATCCATAGAACAGAAATAGCCATCTTTAAGCACAATGGCACCATACACACGATACCAACCACGATCTTCAGTGCCATGGCAACTGGGATCATCGCGATAGCCTTCTGGACCATTGGCCATCAACCATTTACATACCTTGAGCATGGCCTTGTAAAAACCCATGACATCTTTGTGTGCTGTCATAGCACTCACGCGATATTCACCAATCATACCTTTGGTAAGGTATGTGTTTAACTCTGACGCAGAACCAATGCTGACAGCGTGATCCTTGATTTCATCATACAAGATCTCATACAAATATTCATTTACGTGGCTAAAAACAGCCTTGGTAAGTTTGGTTGATGCCATTTGTGTATCTCCTGATACGTTGTTGCGATATGTGTAGTATAGCAAATGGCGATTTATTGGCCAACCTATACTTTAGTATTACTTTTTTTTGGCGGGTTATTATTGTTGTAAAAACCCCACACTTTACCAGAATCATAAGTATACTTGAATATGAATCAAGATAACAAATCACCAAATTGGGGCGGTGCCCGTCCTGGAGCAGGCCGTCCCAAAGGATCAGGCAACAAGATCCGGATTGAAGACTTGATTGACGCCATTGAAGTCCGGGCTGGCGTGCCTTTTCCTGAACAGATTGCTGACAACTATGTGGGTGCCATTGCTCGTGAAGACTGGAGCCAGGTTCAGATGTATGACCGTGCCCTGTTAAACAAGATTGTGGCAGACAAAACTGAAGTTGAAGTCACAGATTCAGCTGCCAACATTGAAACACGCCGCCAAGCTTTTGCAGAAGCCATAGCCCAAATAGCTGGTATTAACAAGGAACAATAAATAATACTATGCCTCTAACCAAGTCAACATCCAAAAAAGCCTTCAACAAAAATGTTGGGGCTGAAGTCGCTGCTGGACGTCCTGTCAAGCAAGCTGTGGCCATTGCATACGCGGTCAAGCGTGAGGCAGCCAAGAAACCCAAATCCAAAGGAAAATCCAAATGAAATCAACCCAATCAGATCGCGGCTTGCAGTTTGACGGCATTGGTCAAGGTCCAGCCAAGGGCTCAACCAAATACAAACACAACCACTGGTCAGGCCATTCAAACGATGGTCGCCTTGTGAACTATCCAGGTCAGCAACGCAATGGTGCCGTGGCCAGCCAGCCAAAGAAAGGCACAGGACCTTCAGTGACCAAGGACGCTTATCGTCAAGCTCCGTATGATGCACTGCCTTCAAGCACCAAGATCAAGAACCCAGACTACATCAATGGTGGTGCACAGGTTCGCAACCCAGGTGGCACACGTGCCTGGGATCCAAAGAAGGGTCAGAACTATTCAGGCAACCCTGACCGCATTCGCGTTGGTCAATCTGGTGGCAACTCATACGGTGAACTCAGCCGTGGACGCACTCCTGTGAGCCGTGACAGTGAATCATTCAACTACGGTCCCAAGAGCCAGTATTAATAGGAACTGAAATGGCACAAGCAACCTTTACACCCACAGGCAGCACCTACGCTGTGAGCTTTTCAGCCACAGCAGCCAACACAGTGATGACTGGCCAATCAGTTGATTTAGGCACACTGTTCAAGATTGACAATGCTTCTGGCAACTTGGCCTTTGTGGCTTTCAGTTCAAACGCAGCAGTGGTAGCCAATGTGAGCCATCCCACACCTGGCGTGGCCAACAGCAAGCCAATCATTGCTGTTCGCACAGGAGAAACTGTGTATGTGAATCCTGGACTGGGCCAATACCAAGGCAACGTCTACATTGGCATCATCAGTGTGTCAGGCACTGGCAACATCTACATCCAGGCAGGAGTATAATATGAGAACATCAACCACCAACCCACAAAGCAAGGCCATCAATCAACGTCGTGGTCCTACCACAGGCAATGAGAACCCTGGCGGCAAGCGTAGTGAGTTCATGACAGCCAAAAGCAAAAGTGGCAGTGAACGATCAGCCCTGGCCAACATGGTCACAGACGCAGTGGCAGCACGCGGTCGTGGCATGCGAGGCTTCCGTGATTCAGCAGTAGAAGGCATCAAAATGGATGTCAACGTGGGTCGTGGCCCACGCAAAGGAAACAAGGCCTAACCACAGGCTTTGGGGCAGCGTCGCTACCGCTGCCCACTTATTTGATTTGTTATGAAAGGAAAATGCTATGAACAAACCAACCTCTGAGCTTGAGACTCAAACCAATCCCTGGGCAGAAGACGCCCCAGAACCCCGAGCCAAATCCAAACCTGTGAAACCAGAGACTGCATTGCCAGCCTCCAATCGCGACTTTGACCTGGAAGGCTTGATGACAGACTTTCCCACAGCCAAAGAACTTGAACGCTTTGTGTTTGATGAAACTGGCGTGGTGCTGAACCTCAAAGGTCGTGCCAACAAGCTCAAATACCAAGTGGCCATGGATGTGCTGAATGGTCAGCCTGTGGATCCCAAGTTCATTGGCAAGGACAATCCATACCTTGAGAAAACTGACATGGTGCCTGAAGAGCCCATGAAGCCCACACCAGAACGTGCAGCAGGTATCCCCAGTCGTGCTGAACTGCAGAACGAGTTCTTCACTGCCTTTGTGCCACACAGTGATCCAGACTATCGTGCTCAAGGTCGCAAGATGCACTGCACCTTCCGCAAGTATAAGAATGGCTGCATCACCTACGAAGTCATGGGTCCCATTGAACCCAAGCCAGTGGGCGAAAAGATTGACAAGTGGGGCAAGGTTCGCCCCGAAATCATCAAGTGGGTTGACCCACGCACTGGTGAACAGATTGTGCAGCGTGATGATGGCACACTCACTCCAGTGGGACGTAGATTGCGTGCCATGATGCAGACCCTGCGTTACAACAACACCAATCAATGGATCCGCTATGTGGACCGTGATTTCATTACCCTGGACCAGCGTGCTGCTGCCAATCCTTGGGATTTGGACGACTGATGAACGATCCAAGAGATTCTGAAATCCGTGCTGCTGTGGAACGGCGTCGTGCTGATGACACCAAAATAATGCAGAAGGTCAATGCTGTGAACCGTGAAGCTTTCTACCTGAAGTTTCCTGGGCAGCTTGAGCACATTCAGCGACTGACCTCTGAACGACTCATGCACTGCCTAAACAAGCCACCTGGCACGGACCTTGACAGTCCAGACACTTGGCCAGCCACAGCTGAAGAGATCGCAGACCTGGCTCATGCCCTGTATCACATTGATCAGGTGCGTCAGGTCTGGTGCAAACCCACACAGGAGTAAATCATGATC